TGGGTGAACGTTCCCATTTCCAATCCAACACCATAAGAGGTGTAATAATATTTACATATGGACGCACGCCTGCTGCTATTTCATCTGCGATTGTGATTGCTCCAATGTCTGGCTTGGTTACAATAACCCAAGTGTGGCCAAACACACTGGCATAAACACTCACGTCTTTCATAAAGTTGTTGAAACTTCTGCCGTCCAAGTCTGCGTCTTTGAGTATTTCTTCTGTGACGGGATTGTTGGCAAGAACGCCCAAGTCTCTCACTGGGCTTTGTTTGAAAATAAAACTGGTGTAAACTCCAATAATACTATTGCAGTGATTTTGCAGTGGAGTTGTTCTCAATCTTGCAGCGTATTCACCTGCAGTTTCTAGGTTGTATTTGACTAGGTGGTTTGCATTTTCGTATTCTTCAGAGCCTGTGTAACTCTCCAACATATACTTCCAATGGTCTTTGTATTCGCTGTAAAGCTGGTTGCCACTCAAATAGTAGGCAATCTGGCTTTCTATTGTTTCAATAGCATCCATGTGTTTTCCTTAAGGTTGGTCTTGTGATATCAAGTGTATTTATTTGTTTGTGTTGATATTTGGTATAAAATGGTGTTTAAAGGCTGACTTTGGCACTCCAACTCTGGGCTGTAGGCTCTGGTGCAGGTCTTCTTATTGGATAGAGGTATGCAATACAGTATGAGAGTGCGTCAAAAACATGGTCGTGCCCTTTTTCCTTGTCTGGTATTACAGTTCCTGGTTTGTAGCTGTGTTTTTCTAGGCTTTCTATTGTGTGCTTGCATTTGGGGTCAACAAACAATCTTCTAACTCCATCACTGTTGCAGAATCTTGCATTGATTGCATTGATTCTATCTTTTACAGGATCATGCTTGCGTGGTGCTCTAACTTGAAAACCAGCATTGCTCAATATAGTGTGATCACTTTTGCCACTACTACTTGTTTGCTGTCTGCTGCCACTAGGATCAGGGAACACATAAACTTTTTCGTTGGGATATCTGTGATGTATTTCTTGCACCAGTTCGTCTGTGTTTGATGAGTATATAAGGATCTCATCTGTGACATAGAAAGTATCACCTGATCTGTGTCCTACAGTTGCACTAATAGGATTTCTGTTGAAGTCAACTCCAATAAGAGTTTCTTTGGGTTTTGGACCCTCATATGACTTGACATTGTGATCACGTTCAAACGAATAGGCCACTCTGTTGCCCACATCTTCAAAGCTGGCTTCAAACTCTTGCTTGAACTGGCTGAGTGTCATTTCTGCTCGTGCTGCTTCAATCTCAGCAGGGTCTACCATTCCTGCTTCAAGTGTGGTCATGCTCCAACTGTTCCAGCCTGGTGTGGTTTTGGCTAGATTGAACAGGTCATAGAAGTAGTTGTTCTTACCACAAGGAGTTGAAATAAACATAGCATCGCCACGTTGGTCAGCAAGTGCTGGTCTGATTACTTCTGGAAATAAATCAGGATCACAAAATGCTGCTTCATCTATAACGCAATATGAAAGGCTGATACCTCTCAGTGCTTGAATGTTCTCTGAACCTTTGAGTGAAATCACACTGTTGTTTTTTAGTGTTATACTCAGTTCACTTTCGTTGATCTTCTTTACCCAACGTAGATCCAACAGTCTGTCTTTGAGTGGTTTCCAAACAATCATCTTTGCAGCACGATATGAACTTGTAACATAGAAAACGTTCTTGTTGGGTTGATGTGCATACCAGCACAACTCTCTAATGGCCAGATACGTTTTGCCACTGCGTCTGCCCGCACTTATACATTTAAACCTACTGGGGTCATCACTGACCTTTTGTTGCCACGGTGCAAGTTTCATTTCTGTATCTCAAGGTTGGTCAATCTCATGTTGAGGTCTTGCATGGCTCGTTCTTGTGCTCGTATGTGTCGCATTATACTTTCCATATGAGTTTGCTGCCTGTTGAGCAAACCAGCAAGTTCAACAAATCCATTGCTGAGGTATTCAAGCTGATCAAATGGATCGTAATCGTTGTTGAGCATTGTATTCTTTCTTTATTATAAAATGTTCACGTCTGGTGCACACCACAGTGTTTACAATGCTCCACTCACCATCAAAGTCTCTGCGTGTAAGACAAAGGTCATGTGATCGTCTGCCTCTACTATCCCAAAGGTGTTGTGGCCATATGTGAAGCCAATCTTGCCAAGTTAGTTCATAACTTTCGCCTCTGTATTTTGCTTGGCTTCTGTGCTTTAGGTAAGCATAGTATTTGTCTCTGGTAATAAGACAAGGGCCTGTAATCCAACAGTTGGGATCGCTAACACGACCTTTACCACTTGGGCTAAGACCCTTGACTGCAGGCACATACTTTATTCTAGGCAAAACTCATTATCCAACTCATGCCAACATTAATGCCCCAAATCAACAAGAACAAATAAATCAAGTTCATTACTCGTGTGGTGCTTTTGATCAGTTCTTTCATAATCCTGGTTCCTTGTATAGTGTTAGAGTGTGTGAGTCCAGCTTGGTTTCAAACAAGAAACGCTGGTATGCATCATCAGTGAGTTCAACAGTGTTGTCCTCCGCTAATACTCCGCCTAGTTTGGCGAAGTTGTAGACAGGTAGTTGGTTGGTGGTGTAAATAAACTTCATGTTAGTTCCAATCAAATAATGTTTGTGCTGGTGCAGTTACTGGATCAAGTAATCCAATGCTAGAGTTTTTGTTGGGCAAATAGATACCCATCGCTGGATTGTAAACTTCTTCACGCAAGTTCATCATAGTGTGCCACAAGATAGTTTTTATACTTTTACTTTTCTTTACATTAGGATGTTCAAGATATGCACCCCTTGGAAGTTGATACATTTCATTTACTGGAGGATTCAACACATTAGGATGCTGGCTTGCGTAGGCGTTGAGATGATCAACCAACTGTTTAACTTGGGCTTCAAGCCAATACGGCATACACCATTTGGTGTTGTCATGAACTGCATACGCATCTCCAAACAAGTCCATCCAATACTGATTGTTTAAGTTGTGCCATTGGTTTAAGAATCCGCTGTTGCTAGTGCTACTAGGAAGTTCACCTTTGGTGTTGATGTAATCGTTCATGTCATCACATAGTTTTGCAAGATTACTCATTATTCGCTGCCTCGCTTGATGTGTGTTAATATGTTGTGGTAACTTTGCAGCAGGTCTTTGCCTGGTGTTTTTCTGCGGTTTTCGTTGAACATACTGTCAACTACGATTTCACTGTGCTTGAGCAAGTCTGCATAGTTGTTGGCTAGTTTTTGTATGCCTGCGTCAGTGTTGGGCACAGGTTGATTTTTGGCCTGCTTGATAAAGTTTTCTAAACTAAACTCTGTTTTACTGTTGGCTGGTGTTAGGGATATCGTCCCTGAGTTCTTCATCGTCATATGTTTCTCCTATACTTGTTGATGATTCGTTGCTCCATGGCAATGCAGCATTGCTTTCGCTGTTAACAGGTTGGTCTGTCATTCCTAGATACTGTTTGCTGAGCCATATTTGCATTGTGGTGTTTTCGTTTACGACAGCGTTCTTGAACATTGCACGCCTTAGTTTTATCTTCATACCTTCACGGCCTTTTACAAGTTCTACCGCGAAGTTTCTGCTTATTGCATCTTCTTTAACTCCAAAGAAGTTTGCAATCTCTTTGTTGGTGCATCCAAGACCTGCTAGTTCTTCAACTTGATCTTGGGGCACTACTGTTTTGTCACGACCAACTGGAAGGCCTGTTATTACACCTTCTACTGGGGCTTTGGGTAGAGGACCTCTCTTGCCCCATCCTTTGGGTCTATCGTTGTTTTCTTGTTTCATACAGTTATTTATGCGAACTGTTAAAAAAGCGGGTGTAAAATGGGCCAGTTTTACTGCTTTAGCCCAGGCAGGTTGGTTTATGATTCTGTGTCTTTGCTTACTAGTAGGCGGATGTTGTATTGGTGCAATACTATGCTGTTTTCTTCCAAGTGATCCAACCAACTCCTAACTATATCCTTTTTTGCCCGTATTTCAAGTTCTTTGATTTTGAAAAACTTTTCGTCAGTGGCAGTTTGGCCATTAAACTGTTGTTTGAAGTGAAACAAATCATCTTCTTGTTTGCGTATCCATTCATTGATATCTAGGACTTTGGCGCCTTTGAGTGTTTCTATGGTTTCATATTTGTCAGTCATCACGCTGCCTCCTCTTCAACAATAAA